AGTAACTTATTTTATCGATGATGCCATACTATTGGGAATAGACCGTGTACGTATCCTTCACGGAACAGGTACAGGCATACTACGCACCCTGATTCGCAGCTATTTGGGAAGTGTTCCAGGAGTAGCACACTATCAAGACGAACACGTACAATTTGGTGGGACAGGTATTACTGTAGTAGACTTAAAATAAACACATAGCGGATTTGCAAATTTAGGCAAAGCGTAGCGAATTAGCTGAAAAAGCGTTCGTTACGCTTTGTTTTTCTATTAGGTAGAGCCAACGGAATGCCACCTCGAAGCCAAACGGTGCAGAAGTTCAGTTACCACCTCATTACCCCCGTAACGGGTGCATATTTCTTGCTAAGAGGTTCTTTTACTGCGTTTTGTGTTGATTTGCATAGCTGTCGGTAACTCACTATAAACTAATTTTGTAACCCAAAAAAGGAGTGAGTTATGCGAAGTACATTCAAGGTCTTATTTTACGTGAAGAAAGGCAGCGAAAAACCCAACGGCCACCTGCCTTAGATGTGCCGCCTTACGGTGGACGGAGAGATTAAACAGTTCAGTTACAAGATGGACGTTCCCCTGCGGTTGTGGGACGTGAAAACGGGCCGTGCTTCGGGCAAGAGCGTCGAAGCGCAGAGAATCAACCTTGCGGTGGATAAAATCCGAGTGGAGGTAAACCACCACTACCAAGAACTGATGCAGACGGACGGGTATGTTACCGCCGCCAAGTTGAAAGACGCCTATCTCGGTATCGGCGTCAAGCAGGAAACCTTACTGAAACTCTTCGAGCAGCACAACGCCGAGTTCGCCAAGAAAGTCGGGCACAGCAGGGGCAGGGGACATTCCGATGCTATCAGACGGTTTGCAGCCATATTCGGGAATTTCTGCCCCATACCTACAAGCGTGAGGATATTCCGCTAAAGGAACTCAACCTCACATTCATCAACGACTTCGAGTATTTCCTGCGCACGAAGAAGAAATGCCGCACCAATACCGTGTGGGGCTACATGATCGTGCTGAAACACATCGTTTCCATAGCGAGGAACGACGGGCGTCTGCCGTTCAATCCCTTTGCAGGGTACATCAACTCGCCCGAAAGCGTCAATAGAGGCTACCTTACCCAAAAGGAGATACAGACGCTCATGGACGCACTGATGAAGAACACCTACCATGAACTTGTACGGGACTTGTTCGTCTTTTCTGTTTTCACGGGTTTGGCGTACTCGGACGTAAAGAACCTCACCGCCGACCGCCTGCAAACATTCTTCGACGGCAACCTATGGATCATCACCCGACGGAAGAAAACCAACACCGAATCGAATATCCGTCTTTTGGACGTTCCCAAACGCATCATCGAGAAGTATAGGGGACTGACAAAGGACGGTTGTGTGTTTCCCGTTCCGAGCAACGGCAGTTATAACAAGATACTCAAAGAGATAGGCAGACAATGCGGCTTCAAGGTGCGGCTGACCTATCATGTAGCCCGACACACGAACGCCACGACCGTACTTCTGTCGCACGGCGTACCCATCGAAACCGTGAGCCGCCTATTGGGGCACACGAACATCAAAACCACCCCAATTTACGCCAAAATCACCGTCCAGAAGATAAGCCAAGACATGGAAACCTTATCGTACAAGCTGGAGGAGATGGAGAAGAACATCTGCCGAGCCATTTAGTCACCTTAAAACAGCATACCGATGAAAGAAGAAAGGAACATCATCACGATAGATGAATACGGCAATATCTCCCTGCCGACCGACATAGGCGCAACCGCCATGACCGAGTGGGAAATCTGCGAACTGTTCGGGATTGTCGCCCCGACGGTTCGGGCAAGTATAAAGGCACTCTGCAAGAGCGGAGTTTTGAGATAGGAGCAGCATAGAGGTTTACGACCTCGAAACGATAGCCGTCCTCGCTTTCCGTATCGAATCGTTCGGGGCGACGAAAGTCCGCAAAGTGTTGTTGGAGAGAATAACGCACCAGCGAAAAGAGAAAACGACGGTTATCGTATCTGTCGTTGCCGACACCGAGCCGAGCCGCCGATGGATGGCGTAACGGTCTGTCGGTCGGGGTATCAGTCCGTCATACATTCATACGGTCATACCGTCGCACGGACGGAAAGGGGCTGTTTCCCGACCGAAAGGGGGAAATAATAAGGTGGGGTTATACGGGTAAGCAGGCGGCAGGGAGAGCTACCGCCGAAAGACCGCCGACACGCCGCAGGGTATTTACGGAGAAAATACCGTAGCTTATTAGGGAATTTTCCGAGCCGCAATACTCCGTATCGCTGAAAATTCCCCAATAAGGCAAGGGGATAAAACTGTAATTCCTTCATTACATTAAAGTACAATAAAAAGTGCTGTTCATAAACGGCTAATGTGCGGTATTTTTGCTAATTTTACATCGAATATGAAGAATGAAAAGCAAAAGAGATATAAACACTATATGAAAACAAAGTGATTAATCTTACAGAATTAAATAATTGAAAATAACATCTTTACATAAGATGATTGAAGAGAAGAACTATTACGGAAACCTTTGTACAGAGATGTACGAAATCTTGCATGCAGAAGCACCGCAAGACGAATTGAATTTTTATCTTTCTTATGCTGAAAAAGGAAAAAAGATTTTAGAACCTTTATGCGGCAGTGGACGTTTTCTTGTTCCATTCGTGGAAAGAGGGCTTGATATAAGTGGCATAGACTTATCCAATGAAATGTTACAAAAGTTAAAACAGAAATTGCCTGAGGCAAAAGTCGTTCAAGCTGATATTATAAAATATTCTCCAAGAGAGAAGTTTGATTATATATTTATCAGCTCGGGCTCTGTGTCATTATTTACCGATACTGATTTGTGTAAACAAATCTTGTGCAGAATAAAAGAATGGTTGTCTCCAATGGGTAAGTTTGTATTTGCTGTTGATACAATCGCCAATAGATGTACAGATGACAATGATTATGCGATTGCGGTTTCTGTAAAGACAAAGGAGAATTTTGAACTGGTGTTAAAGTCGAAGAACCATTACGATGAACAAAGTCAGACCCAGCTCTCTCCCGGAATTTATGAAATGTATAGTGATACGAAATTGATTCAAAGCGAATTTATGGATTTCCAGACGCACCTTTATAAGTATGGTGAAATGGAAGAATATTTGAAAGAAGTCGGGTTTACTCAAGTCAAAACTTATTCTTCTTTTGACAAGGAAATAGCCATTAACGATCGATGTGAAATGTTTTTATTTGAATGCAGCTTATAATATGAATACCCCCACAATAAAAACTGACAGATTGATTCTAAGGAAATTTCTGGAAAACGATATAGAGGCTCTTTTCCTTATTTTGAAAGACAAAGAAGTCAATAAGTTCCTTCCTTGGTATTCTCTAAAAGATATCGAAGAAACCAAAAAATTCTATGCGGAAAGGTATGCAGCCAAATATGAACAACCTCAAGCATACGCTTATGCCATTTGTCTGAAAGACGACAATTTTCCAATAGGATATGTTAAAGTTGATATGGAAGAGCACCATGATTTTGGTTATGGGCTCCGTAAAGAATTTTGGCACAGAGGTATCGCTTCGGAGGCTGGCAAGGCTGTTGTCGAACAAGTAAAGAAAGATGGATTACCGTACATTACTGCCACACATGACAGGAACAATCCAAGAAGCGGTAATGTAATGCAGGCTTGCGGTATGAAATACTGCTACACGTATGAGGAATTGTGGCAACCTAAGAATTTTTTGGTCGCATTCAGAATGTATCAACTGAACTTTACAAAAGGGCAGGATTGGATATACCAAAAATATTGGGAGGAACATCCTAACCATTTTATTGAAGAGTTGTAACCCTATTGGATAGTGGGTTATTTTTGCTATATTAGTTATGATTATTTTGATTGCTGGTGACACGCATACGGGAAAAACCTTGCTTGCACAAAGACTGTTGGAGAAATACAAATATCCCTATCTGTCAATAGACCATCTGAAAATGGGACTTATTAGGAGCGGGCAGTGTGGTCTTTCCGCTGATAGTAGCGATGCAGAACTGACGGAATATCTGTGGCCGATTGTTCGGGAAATGATAAAGACCTGTATTGAAAATTCTCAGAACCAGATTGTGGAGGGCTGCTATATTCCGTTTGGTTGGGAAAAAGATTTCTCCCTTGAAGATTTGCGACAAATCAAGTATATCTGTTTAATATTCAGTAAAAAATATATAGAAACTCATTTGGATGATATTCTTCGATTTGAAAAAGTAATAGAGAAACGATTGTCTTCTGATGTAATCTTAGACGAGATAATAAAAACAAACGAGTATAACTTGGAACAATGTGTGTTACGACACTATAACCATATTCTGATTGATGATACTTATCAAATTGACATTGAATGCATATAGTTTTTTGATTGGAACATTGTAGTTTTGAATATTTGTTCTAACTTTGCATTTAGAAGGGTTATTTGACAGCATAGCAACGCAAAACGCTGAAATTCGCACAGTTGCCAAATCGTTACCTCTATTTCTCAAATAATTCGCTAAAAGTTTATTCTTCAATCGGTTAAGTCAAACCGATAAAAATCTAAAATAATATTTTAATAGAATAAGAGGCTGTTTTTAATTAATTTTCTCTATATTCGCACTAAAATTAGAGAAAATTAA